TCTCGCTTGACCTTTTAATGCCTCATCGTGTGCTTGCTGAGTAATTAATTCGTTTGCTAAATCATCAGCTAATTGAATTCTTTCTGCCTCATGCTGTAAGGCAAGCAGAGTAATTTTATCTAATCCGCGTTGAGCCGCTTTTGCTGCTCTCTTTTGTGCATCTTGTTCAGCTTTTTCAGCATCTGCATCTTTTTTTGCATTAGCTTTTCTAAAAAAGTCAGTTAATTTATCTTCGTTATCGGCAATCTTTTTATCAAGCGCAATAGCTTCTTTTTTTAGTCGTATTTGTCTTTCTAATTCAGCATTTGCTTCCTGCTGTTCTTTTGTACCACCTTTTACAGATGCTTTGTACGCATCTAAAGCTGGGCCAGTCAAAGTCAAAAGATTTAATTGATGCTGTAAATTTGCGTTATATTTTTTTTGTTGCTCTTTAGCTTTGTCAATAGCCTTATTTGATTCTTTTATGTTTTCTAGCCTTTGCTTTCCTTTCTCTATAGCAGCAGCAGTGGCTATAATTGCCTTAATCTGTTCATCCGTTGCACCAGCCATTTTTGCCTTATAAGCAACAAGCTGCACATTTGTCATACCTAAAGTAATTAATTCTTTATCTAAATTACCAATTAAATCTTCAGTGTCATCTGTTAAATCGTCAACCGATTCCCTTAATGTTGTATTGTTTCGGGTTAAAGCTAAAATTTCAGCTTTTAATTTAAATGCTGCTTCGCCAGCAGATTCAGAATGATCAGTAAAATTACCAAATGACTCGACTGTATTTTGAACAGGATTTGTTAATTTATCGTATTCTTCTTGTAATTTTTTAATTAAAATCGTGTTTTCAACAATTTCTTTATTGACTAGAGCGCGAGTAAAGTCACGTAATTCGCCAGTAAGATTATCAAAGTCTCCTGTCAAAGCATCCATTTCTTTATCAAGGCGCTTGACGGCATCTCCCGTCATCATTAAGCCATTGTATACAGCGCCAGCAGCAATAGACCCAAAGGCTATTAAAGCACCAGCTACAGCGCCACCAGAACCAAAAATAGAAGCAATTTGCGGCCCTTGCTGCCCCATAATCATAAACGCACTAGTTCCCATTTGCGCTTGGACTGCAACGTCTTGTAACTGCCAAGAAAGCTGCTGTGTAGAGCCTCGCATTGCTCTAAATGCGCCACCTGTTTGCCCTGCTGATTGAGCAGCAAATCTAGCGGCATCAGCTTGCTTTTTCATGGCTTCAGCGTTTTTCATCGCTGCTTGTGCTGCTTTTAACTGAGCATCAGTTGCGCCTTTTGCTTTTAAATCCAGTAATTTGATTTCATTTGCCGACTTGCCAGCATTTCTAGCTTGCCGATCAAACTGTTTAGTCAGTTTTTTAACAGATTGATCTAACGTTTCAGTTGTTTTTTCTGTTTTTGTGCCAGCCTTGTTTAATAACTCTAAATCACCCGTAGCCGTTCTTACTCCATCACTATCAACGCTGATAACTAACTTAGAAACATCAACCATAACTATTAATCTCTTGAGAGTGTAAAGCGTCTAAATGACAGATAGCGTCGATCTCAAACACACTAAGATCGCCATAAATCTGCATATAGGCGTTAATTTGGGGGTAGGTAATACAATCTGGCGCAGAATTTTTAAGATCAACAAAAATAGCCCATAAATAGCTTAATTTTGGGTCTAACTTGGGCGCATCTTCTAATTCTTTGGGTTTTTTACCAATAGACTTGGCAACTTGATTAAGATTATCAATACGACTGACTTTAGAGCCTTTGTCAAAGCCTCGTGACCAAAATTGCCACTTAGCATATTGACCAAGCTCCTCAATCAGCCCTTGATAAAATTTTTGCGGTCAGCAACAAAAGAATCCATTTGCGCTGTGACACTTGGCGCATTTGTGTATAACTCTTTTGCTTTTTCCGCACTAAAAGGCACATCATTCTTACCATCACTTAAACCACGCCAATCTTTTGTAATAGATACTAAAAGATCAATTTCTCCACCCTCTTCTTCGTTAAGCAAGGCTCTGTGATACTTCCGTACAGCCTTTCTGTACGTTTTTGAGTCTATGCCCTGTAGGGTTATGTAAAAATCAGTTTCAGCACCGTCTAAAGGGCTTTTAATGCGTATTTCAGCCCCTTCTTCGTGTGCGTCTGCGGTAAATAGTTGGTTAATGTCCATTTTAATCCTCGATCTATGAAATTACGCTGGTACGCGAGTAATTTTGATTTGTGATGCATCCGTAGAGTTGTAGAGAGCAACAAAATCTAAAGTTACTGTAATTGCTCCAGGGCCGCTAACTTCAGGGTTGCCAGAGTTATACTTTACTTTAGGTAACAGCACGATGTAGTCATTGCCAGCCGCATCAGTCAACGTAAATTCTATTGAAGATGTAGTTTCAGCAACAAACTTGTCTAGCAAAGTTGTATTTTCAAAATAAGCAGTAACAGAACCTGTAACGCTTGATTTACCGATAGACGGTAAAAGCGTGTCAGCAGAGCCAACAACATAGAGTGCTTCCATGCCGTTATCAATGTTCAATTCAAGTGCAGTAATAATTGCGATTGCTGAACCACCTTCTTTAATTGAACCTGAAAAAGAGTCAAAAGGTGCAGTTGTAGATTCAGCACTGTAAGTAGCACTACCTAATGCAGCGCCTGATGTTGTAAAACCAGAGCCAATAATGCCAAATGAGCCAGTAACCATTGAATTTGGCGCAACAGATAGTGACATTGTGTTGAATTGACACCCTGTAGAGCGCAAATACTTACCAATATCTTGATGGTGACGCTCAACAGTGTAGCTTCTACGTGTTGTGCCAGCTTTTAGGACGTTTGTAGCCCAAGCACCGCACAAAGTAGCTTCTAAAAGTGCATCTAAACCGCCATAAGACAGTTCAAAGTTAATATCACCCGTTACAGACTTGTTTCCATGTCTAAAATGGGCAACCTGTCGATCTTCACGCAATTCTTCTGACTCAACTGCATCTTTTGACAGACCTAAAGTTGTTCCAGTGTGACGAATTGGTGTAAATCCTGGGGATGATGGAGTTGTTCCAAATGTTGCTTCAACAACATAGGATAGATTGTGGCGTGAGCCAGTAGCGATAGTCATATTTTACCTCGGAGTTACATGAGCCATATAGTTAATAGAGAGTGAAATAATGAAACGATCTTCGTCTCGTATTCCTGTGTTTCTTGATACATTGCCAAGCCGTATGGTTTTTCCATTGCTAGACAAATCTGTACCACGTTTAAAATGGTCGGCTATTGCATCGGCTTTTGTTTCTGCTTCGCCACGCCCTTTACCACTAGGCGCAAATATATCTATTTGGTAGATTCCTATATATTCGTCGATTCCGCTTGTTCCTAGTGCCGCTTGAGTCGTCAAAGCTGGCAAAACAGTAGGACGCAAATAAAGCGTATCTTTTACAGGAGTAAATACTGTGTTTTCCCATGCAATAGGCGATGACCCTGCAAGGGTGTTTAATCTTGAATCTAGCGCGGAACTTATGTCTGCAAATATTGTACTCATGCCGCAACCTTCGCTAATGCTTTAGCTAATTTATTCTGAAATTTACTGACGCTCACCCGAACCATTCCTTCAGGCTTTTGAGCGTGTGACCACCCTAAATATTCAATTCTTTCGCCATACGGCAGATTGTTAGTAAGAAATATTGGCTGATCTGCTTGTGCAGTTTGGACAATTGATTCCATTGCTGAAATAGTCGCTGTATCTGCGGTAATTGTCGTTAATTTGCCTGACGCTGGTGTATCTAATGTACATTGCCAGTTACTTTGTAAACTACCAGCAACATAATCTGCTGGGGGTGGGTTTTTCCACAAAGACGGATCACCAACAGGAGTTTCCCTTATAATTTCTGAAAACAAGTCAATTGCTGATTCTTTTACAACAGTAGACACTTTTTTGTTTGTTTTTTGAGCAAACTCTTTAAGATCGACACTGAATGTCATAAAAAATGTCCGTTCCAGAGGGGGATTCCGTTGCAACGCTCATAACCCGATATGTAACCGAGTCAAACGTTAACGAGTCGTTAATAATTGGCGCAGTAACGCCAGATTGAACCAATAGACGAATATCATCGTCTTTGATGTTATCTCCAGCCTTTTCAAACGCATTAAATTGCGTTCTAACAGCTTTAACGCTAAAACTTTCAGTTAGACCTGTAAAATAATGACCAGTAGCAGGGTTAAACCTACGACCTGAATCTCTCGTAATAGTCGCAGATGTACCAAATTTAGTAATTAACTGCGTAGCTGTTTTTTTTAACGAGTCGTAATCAAACACGTTTCACCATCTTCGATCTATGAGTTAATTTAGCTAATTTAGTATCGACAGCCTTTAAAAAGGTAACGGCTCTAGCTTGTTGAGCATATTCAACCTCTAAGCTGCCAACTTTTTCTTTTACTGTCTCTCTTTCCTGATTATCAAGTGGATCAACGCCAGCACCTACGGCAATAGCGGTTTCCATTTGAGCATCTTTTAATAATTGGGGGATTTCGTCATTTTCAATGTAATAGTTGTTGACCATTACGCCATAACGGGGCCACATAAGGGCTTGCGCTTCTGTACCCTTAGTACCTAAAAAATCTTTACTTTCTATGTAATCCATCGCACGAATCAGCAATACAGCCGCAGTTCCAGTGACCGTAAGACCTCGATCTGATGCATAGGTAGCTAACTCAGCCTCACTCACATAAGAATTAGCAGTAGTAGAGCCTGAACCTGTTTCAACGACGATTGTTGCCATAATAACCTCAATAAAAAGCCCCACCCCCGAAAGGATGAGGCTAGTCTTATTTAACCAAGTAACAATGCAGTATGCTCTGGCTTGATGTTTTTAACACCCCAAGCTAGACCAACTTCATAACGTACTTTTCTGTAGCCTTTGTACATGGAGAATTCCATGCTAAGACCTGATCGTGGATCAGTAATTACGATTACATCTGATGCCATGTCACCCTCTTGAGGACGGGCTGGCGCACGGGCAGCAAGAACAATCGCAGAGCGATTAAATGCCATGTTACGTGCAGATGCAGCAACAATAGTAATTGCCTTGTCACCAACAGGAAGTGCTTGTTGCAATCCTGGGGCAGCAAGAACAATAGTTGCACCAGATACAGCACCAGCGCCAGTAGTTACAACGTACTTGTTAGTATCGCCAGCAAAAGTGATTACATCACCAGCTAGGATAGTTCCAGTACCAGCAGCTTTCAGTACGATGCTAGTAGAACCAACAGCGTGTCCAGCAGTAGTAACGGCATTAGCAGAAGTACCAACAGCAGCAACAGTATTAACCTGTGCAGACTCTCGGATAGGCATTCCGTTAATGTCCAAAAGGACACCTTGACGCAAGATAGAATCACTACCAGCATCAGCAACGTTTGCTTGCTTGCCTAACAGGTTTACACCAGCAGCAGTGTTAATCACTAACTGGTTGTCCTGTAGAGGCGCACCATTGTCCTTCAGGATTCTAAGTGCATTTGAAGCATCAGTGTAGTCGTTAGCTGTTCCAAATGGAGTAGTACCAGCAGTACCGTGAGCGCGAGAGAAAGTTGACTGCAAACCACACAGATCAGTTTCTACTTCGTTGGTCACAGCACGGATAGCTTGTGCAATTTTGTTAGCACGTACACTTCCGTATCCAGCACCAGTGTTCAGACCTTTTTGATCTTCTCCGTTAAAACCAAACTCAGCCGCGCGCGACTTAGTAATAGTAATATCGGTAAAACCAGAAGTCTGCCCAGTAGGATCAGGGACAACCATTGCTGGGGTGATGTTTCCAACGTTTCCAGCAGGTTCAACATCAACACGAATAGCTTGCCCAACTTGAGCAGTATTTGCAGATGCGTTCATAGTAGCGGATGGGATCATTCCAGTTAATTCTCTAGAAACAATGTCCAACGCTTCGTAAATTTCGGGGACTAGACCCGTAATAGTATTCTCAGCCATGTTAAATTACCTTTTTAATAAACAGTGCCGCCAGATTTGATGTATTTCATTCTGTCGGCTGGATTAAACGCCTCAAATTCAGCGCGTGATTTAGTTTTTGCGGCACTGCCACTATTGTTGCCACCAGTAGCACCGCCACCAGAAGATTGATTGCCCTTTAGGAGCGAGGCAAACCGTGAATCATTCTGGAATTCGTTGCGTAAATCGTCCAAAGATGAAATTGTTAGGTTGCCATTACCATCAGTCACCTTTAACTCACCTTCCTGATATTTCAGTCGGGTATTGATAAAAGTGCTTAATAGGTCAACATTTGAACCCTCGGCTAAATCAGCCGCTATTTTCATAGCAGCATTACCTTTTTTCTCGGTTTCGATCTTGCCTTGCAATTCGTTTAACGTTTGTTGCGTTGTTTGAAGTTTCTCGGAAGATGATTTGTACAAAGACTCAAAATCACCGCTTTCTTTTGCTAAACGGTCTTTATCCGCTATCGCATCAGCCTCGGCCTTGCGCTTTGCTTCTTTTGCGCTTTTGGTTTCGGTTAGTAATTCATCGTTTTTGTTTTTGACTGCTTGAAACTGGTTAGATAATTCCTCGTTAGAGGCTTTTAAATTGTTAATTTCTTCTTGCAGTGCATTTACATCTACTTCGTTTTCTTCACTCATGGGTATTACCTTTTTTTGGTCACAAACCAAGCGGCCACAGACCGCCTCATATCAAGGGACTAGCCCTTAAATTCTTAAATATTTGTCTTTGGAGCGACTTAATTAAAAGTCAAGGAAAAAGAACTGCACGGAACAGATCATTTTTATGTTTTTTGGTGCAGTTGTTTAGTTCGGCACTCTTAGCTTAGTTTTGGGCTATTGATTGCCGATCTTTTGTTCTACGGGTATGACAGGCTCTATTTCGACGACTTCAGCATCGTTATCAATCTCTTGGTCGGTGCGTTCAGCGTCTAATATGTTGC